TCCTGAAGAAGCATATTCGCCTTTAAGTTCTTTATCCGATACTTTTAATCCTGGGATATCATCTGTGTACCCTACACCTTTGATTCCAAATGCTCCGTCTTTAACGTAGAAGCTAGGGTCTTTAGCTAAGTTTTTAGCTACCATTTCTCTTAATTGCTCCTCAGTTTTATTAGCGTTTTTAGGATCTTTCATTTCAGCATAGTATCCTCTTAACATTTCTTCAAAGTTAAGATTATCTGTGTTTTTAGGATCCTTATAGTCGTAGCCTTTAGTTTCCATTTCTTCTACTTCTTTAGTAGTTTTCTTTTCTTCGGCTTTGGCTTCTTCATTTAAGAATTTATCCCAATTTATATAAGGGTTAGCTGATTTTTGGGTTACTACACCACCTACGGCTTCACTTAAAATAGATCTTTGTTTTAAGATTTTAGTTGCCTCTTGAAAAGTAGCAAAGTTAGTAACGTATTCGGGGAATAATCTGCGAGCAGATTTCATGAACACGTCTTTGTGCCCTTTTCCCTCTTGGATTAAATTGTATTGTTCTTGTAGTGTTTTCATATTAATAAATATGTAAAAATTAGGCTAAATATTATTCTTCTTTATCAGGATCCAGTACTTGTACCTCGTAGTCTTAAAGTAGCAGCCGTAATAGCATTAGTAGGAACAAATGTTAAAACTCCTCCACCAGGGGATACTACTATACCCGCTTTATAATCATCACTTACTATATTTGTAATCCCACTATCTCCTGAAAGGGTACCTTGTAGGTTTTTGGGAGAATTAGAATCGTAAGCTCCATTTGAATTTTTTACAGTCTCTAAAGTAAAATAAGAAGAACCTGGTAATGGGTTTGAAATTGTATAAGTAGTAGAATCCCCAGCCCCAATTCCTGAGGGTTGGGGTTCATTTGATTGAGTTACTGATACGTTAAAGTTAGCCATTATCTATCTTTTAACAATTCTTCTATATCTTTAATATAATCTAAAATTAAATCTGTGGGATAAAATACTTTATATGATGAAGAATTTTCCTGATAATGGGCAATTGTTTCATCTTTAGCTTTATCTAATAGGGGGTAGAGATTATTAATACGTTTTTCGATATCAGAAAAAGCTGCAATCCTTTCTTCTTGGTATGCTGCTCTACTTTCGTCTCTTTCCTTTAAATTTAATTTATATCTATACATATTAATTTTCAAATAGCTGTTTAACTTCTATTCCTTTAGCTTGTTTACGTAGTTTTTTTTTATCTACGGGTTTGAAACCTAATTTGTAATAGTAATTTGAAGCAGTACCTTTGGATTTTTTATTCTTATTAAATGCAAAGGGTGTTGCGTATTGCGCGCCTGTACCTGGGGTAAAACTAGCTGTACCACCTGTAGTGGAGGTTTCGTTCATGCTTTTAATCCGCGCGTATTCTTCCGCTTTATTGTTACGTAAATATGTTCTTAAAGCATTTCTACGTTTACGAATATCTTCGTAATAATCTTTAAAAAAAGGTTCATTAGTTACTTGAGCTACCTGTTTAGCGGTTTCAAGCATTTCTGTGATTTCTTTAAATAGTTTGAGATAATCAGCATCGTAATCTACGTCCCAAGTAATTTGACCAGTCTCAGGATCAATATTAGTAATTGTAGTTACGATTCCACCTTCTTTCTTTTTATCCCCAACTTTAGCCATGTTCTACTTTCAACTCTTCTACTAATTCAATGTATTGGAGGATATTTACAATATTTTCAGAAGTAACATTTGATTTTTTATCTAGTTCATTTATTAAAGAAATTACTTCATTAATTTTAATTTGAACTGTTTTGTTACTTACTTTATTATTTAATTCATTTAATTGAGCTTTAATTTTAGCTACTTCAGTATTATAAAATTCTCTTAATACTGGGGTTGAATCAACTGAATTAATGTATTGTCTTAGTACCTCTTTTTGGGAGTTATGTAGATTAGTATACTTACCATTAAATTTTTCCATTAAAATTCTATAAGTAAGCATTCGAGTATCTTTATCGTAGGATTGGAAATCTCTTAATACTTCTGCTTCTACTTTAGTTTCTTTAATATTAGAAGTAGATAAATGCTCTAATAAAGTAACTTTATTATTTACAATTTGATTAGTATCTACTAAAGCTTCAGTATTTTCAATTTCTGTAAGGGTATAGAATGCCGCATATGTTTTATAATGAGGTAATTTAGTTCTAAAGAAAGATTCTAAATTATAGTGTTTTTTTATCTCATTTATAAGATTATACTTTTCTCTTCTTAAAATACTACGATTTAATTTTTTTGAATTTTGTATTAAAGTTTGTAAAACCATAGCAGCTTTACCTTCTGTTAAAGAAGTATTTTTCCCTAAAACTTCATACAATCTATATTCTTTAGATAATTCAGATTTTACAAAATATTTTTGTATAATTGATAATGCAGGGGATTCACCTCCATTTAAGGTATCAGCAGTTACTTGACGTACAAGTAATTCAAAAAGAATACCAGTATTTTTATACTTCGAATGTTTAATGTTCATTCCTCCTAGGATTTATTATAAATATATAAGGATCTATTACTCTTTAATCTTTGTCTCATCTAAGAGCGATTCTTTTTGTTTATCTTCATTAAATACTATATTTTTTTCTAAAGATTCTAACAAAGTACGGTTTTTAGAGTAATTAATTTTAGCATTTTCTTTTAAACCAGGTTGATCATCTACTTTCATATCTTTTCTACCTAATCTATCTCTACCAAATGCGTTATCCTGTGTGTTAATATTTGATACTTTTTCTTGTGGTCTTCCTAGAGGAACTTTTTCATTATAACCATCAGGTACATTACCTGGATCCGATTCCATTCTACCTTGTCCGTATAGAGAGGCTAAATCGTGTGGGGTACCATAAGAACGTCCTGTTGATACTGGGTCATTACCTTCTGTTTCAATTTGTTGTAAACGGAATCTACGTTTTTGGTCTTGTACAATAAGATCTCTATATTCTTCATATTCATCTTCACTAAAGTGGAATACATTCTCATAAATCCAATCAGTTGGGAACATTTTATTTTCCATCATTTGAGAAGCAAGATCTACTTTTTCTTTTAATAATGCTATTTTTTCTTGATCATATATGATAGAAGGAGTAGTTAAGTCTAATTCAAAATTAGTCATTTGTTCATCTCTATACCCTTGAGAATACAAATGTACTAATGCTATTTTATATAATTCTGAAAGGATGATGCGTTGGATTCGATCAATGGTTCTACCAAAACGAATATCTTCAGCAGCTAATGTAGCTTTACCTTGTAAATTTTCATCGTATCCTAAAAATGCTTTAGGTACTTTAAGAGCAGCAAATAGTTTGTTCCTTAAATATTCTACATCTTGAATACCATCGTAATCTAAACCTTTAGTAGTATCGATTTTAGTTGCTTGATCATTACCTCTAATTGGAATATAAAAATCTTCCATGAGGTTCTGCATATTATATTTTAGGTTATATTCACCAGTTTGTTCATCCATTAATGGGGTGCGCTTCATAGTAGAAATGGTTTTCTGCATAAAGTTTTCTACCTCATTTGGTGGAATAGAACCAACATTAATATAAAATACACGCTTTTCGGGTGCACGAGCAATTCTATGAATTAACATAGCATCCTCCATCATCATGTATTGTTTAAATAATTTACGGCCAGGCTCCAAATACGAGCGACCATAAGGAAGATAGTTCATATCAGATAATAATCTAAAATGAGCTATCTCATAATTATCAAATTCAATAACATTTTGATTTTGTTGGTTAGGAGTATGATAATAGCCTGAAGAATTGCCTCCGAAAAAACCATCGGGGTTGTAGTTAAATACTACTTTTGTTGGGTTTTCTGGGTCAAAATTTTCTTGTCTTTGGATATGATAAGCTGCGTAAGGTATAACATTGAATACCCCAAATTTTTCTGAGATTTCTAATTTTAAGAAGAAATCACCATATTTACACATTTGGCGAGTCCAACTCCAAAGATTAAATTCAATGTTTAAAACATCATAAAATAAATTATACAGAATTTTTTGAATTTCTTCATCGGAGCTTTTTATTTGAAGAACTTCTCCCATATCATTTTTAAGTGTAGACTCATCAGCAATAATATCAAGAGCAGATGCTACAATAGCATCTTGATCCATAATGTCATAATCGCTATAAAGTTGAGTTCTTAGATACTGGTAGTTCATATTGAACTGAGCACCATACAGAGAGGTAGAACCTGGGTTTTGGTAAACACCTTGTAATCTACTCATTAATGAATTTGTAGCAAATTCTCCTGATGTTTGGATTCTATCTGTGTCAATAGTTTTTACTTGATTACCCCCTACATTACGAATAATAACATCCGTAGAGAATAATCTTTGTAATCTTGGAAATAAGCCCTTATCAGCCATAATATAATTTATTATTATAAATATTGATTAAAGTAGCCAGCTAATATCTTCTTTATTCCCTTTTATATCTTGTAGATATGGGTTTTGAACTTGATTATTACCATAAGCTCCTACAAACCCAGTTCTATTAGAAGACATATTATTTAAAGCTGCTCTACTTGCATCTAAATGTTGTTGTCTAAATTTAAACGACGTATCACGCATGAACATACCAATTCCAAATGACATAACCAAGTCATCGTTGTATCCTTGTTGAGCTTCAGCACGTCCATTTTTCCAAATAAATACTTTCATTTCTCCTATTAATCTACTTGATTGGATAATTACACTTTTATCTGAGATATATTCTTGGAATTTACCTATAATCATAGGTCTAACTTTAGAGGTCATACTAAAACCAGGAACCATTTTACTTGTATCCATGTATTTATCAAAGTATGAGTCTGCTCTTGTACATCACCTTTAGTTGAATAATGGAGGTTGGTATATCCTCTATCTATAATAGTTTGAATAGTTGCCCAACCAATAGAGGCGTTTTCAACTACAAGTAAAGCTTCATTATATTCAGTAGCTATACCTACTAATAGGTGTCCATATTCTTTAGTACCAATTTGACCTTTATATTCTGCTATTTGTGTATTTGTTTCAATGTCAATAACGTGGAATGCAGAATAATCTTTCCCGTCTCCACGAGCCACATCAGCGACCACAAGGTAGGATCTTGAATAATCAGCGGGTTCCCAAATCCATAAGTTCTGGTCAGCGCCTCGTTTCTCAAGTGGGTCTTTAATATATGTTTTTTCATAAAATTCAATATATTCA